TCAGAGATCCAGCGCCTCAGTATCCTTTTAAACAAAACACGCGAGGAGGTGGCCCGTGATAACGTCACTCAAGCAGAAATTGACAAGCTTATGGCGCACATTGATGAGCGCTTTAACAAGTTTGAAGCAAAAATTGATCGGCTTCTTCAAGCGAGGTAAGTGATGGTTGATATTTCTGAATTTTTAAAATCTGAGCGTAAGGCTTATGAACGTGATCCTGAAAAATATATGAGAGAACGTGCTCAAGATGACTTTCGTCGTTATAAAGATCACGAACGTTTTGAAAATGAAAAATTAATGGATCGTTATGAGCGCATGCAAAAGCATAAAGAAGCTAAAAGTGCAGGCGGTGGTAGCAGGGGCGGTGGAGGCGGTGGTAGTTTAGGTTCTGATGTTGATATTGAGGGACTACCTAAAAAACTGCAAACTGGACCAAAACAAATGAAGTCTGGGGGCAAAGTGAAGTCTGCCTCCGCTCGTGCTGACGGATGTGCTCAACGGGGTAAGACCCGTGGGAAGATGATTTGATGCCAGCCGTATCGGCAAAGCAGGAAAAGTTTATGCAGGCGGTGGCCCACAACCCGTCGTTTGCTAAAAAGGTGGGGGTTCCCCAGTCTGTAGGTCGTGAATTTACGAAAGGAAAGACCATGAAATACGCAAAAGGTGGTATGACTGCTTCTAAGATGGGCGCTGTTAAAACGGCTGCTCCGAGCCGCGATGGCGTTGCCATGAAAGGCAAAACCAAGGGCAAACAGGTTGTTATGGCTGGCGGCAAAGGTATGAAAGCTGGCGGTATGACCAAGAAAATGCGCAACGGCGGAAAGGCCTGCTAAATGATGGCCTCACGCGGGATGGGGGCGATTAACCCATCCAAAATGCCCAAAGCCAAGACCATCAAACGGAAAGATGATCCGAATGATGTGACGATGTATGGCGCTGGAGGTAAAGTTTCCAAGGTCAATCAGGCCGGGAACTATACCAAACCGGGCATGCGTAAAAAGCTCTTTGACCAGATCAAAGCCTCGGGTACGCAGGGAACTGCGCCGGGGCAGTGGTCGGCGCGCAAAGCACAACTGCTTGCTAAGAAGTACAAAGCAGCAGGCGGGGGGTATAAGTGAGTGGCCTCTCCAAAAGCCAGCGCAGCCTCAAAGCGTGGACAGCCCAAAAGTGGCGAACCAAAAGCGGAAAAAAGTCCTCAGATACGGGCGAAAGGTATTTACCTGAAAAAGCAATCAAAGCGCTCAGCCCCCAAGAGTACGCAGCTACAACCCGCGCCAAACGAGCTGGCAAAGCCGCAGGAAAACAGTTCGTCCCCCAGCCTGCTGGCGTGGCTAAAAAAGCTGCTAGGTTTAGGAAAGTAAAATGACCACAACCGGCACCACCGCGTTTAATTTACAGCTCAACGAAATAGTGGAGGAAGCCTTTGAACGTGCGGGCGGAGAACTTCGTACTGGCTATGACTTACGCACAGCTCGTCGCAGCCTTAACCTTTTATTCGCTGATTGGGCCAACCGTGGCATTAACCTCTGGACTATCGAACAGGGGTCAATCAACTTAGAGCAGGGGGTAGCAACATACGCGCTGCCGGTGGATACGGTAGATCTGCTGGAGCACGTGATTCGTACGCAGGCAGGCAACATCGCCACGCAGGCGGATCTAACCATAACGCGTATTAGTGTTTCTACCTACGCCACACTGCCTAACAAACTACAGCAGGCACGACCAATTCAGGTTTGGGTACAGCGCAACACAGGGGCTGCTTATCCGGCTACAAGCCCGTATTCTCCCGGCACTACGGCACCCCCACAGATCACAGTCTGGCCTGTGCCCGACCAAGGCACGCAAGCCAATCCGTACTATCAGTTTGTGTATTGGCGCATGCGTCGGATTCAGGATGCGGGTAACGGCGTAAATACGTTTGACATTCCGTTTCGCTTTTTGCCATGCCTGACTTCAGGGCTGGCTTATTACATCGCGTTAAAACTTCCAGAGGGTCAGGCACGGCTACCAACACTAAAAGCCATGTATGACGAGGACTGGACCTTTGCGGCGGGTGAAGACCGAGAAAAGGCTGCTGACCGGTTAGTTCCGCGTCAGATGTTTATAACGTGATATGGGCAACAGGTTCGCATCTGGCAAGTGGGCAATTTCACAGTGTGACCGCTGTGACTTTCGTTACCCGCTTAAAGATCTTAAAAAGCTGGTTATCAAGACCAAGAACATCAACATGTTGGTCTGCCCGACTTGCTGGGATCCTGATCAGCCGCAGTTGCAGTTGGGTATGTATCCGGTGGACGACCCTCAAGGATTGCGTGATCCGCGCCCAGACCGCAGCTACATTCAGTCGGGATACAGCGGGTTACAAATCGACATCATCAACCCGCCTGATCCAACAAACGAAAATTCTTTTGGCTTTCCAGAGGGCGGTAGCCGAATTATTCAGTGGGGCTGGAATCCGGTTGGTGGAGCGCGAGATGACGGATTAACACCTAATAATTTGGTGGCTCAAGGCAGTATTGGGCAAGTAACGGTAACTACAACTTAGGAGTAGATCATGAAGCATGAAGATATCAAGAAAGACAAACCCATGATGGAGAAGGTCGCTAAAAAGGCGGTCAAAACCCACGAGAAAAAGATGCACGGCATGAAGAAAGGTGGGCCGACATCCATGGATATGAAGCGCATGGGCCGTAACCTTGCCCGTGTGGCTAATCAACGTGGTTCTTCACGGGGGCGATAATGGCTAAGTTCTCAATGAAAGTTAAAGGCAAAGAGATCGGTCCGGCAGAAACTTATGCTGCACCGCACACTATGTCTGGTCAACCTACTAACGTAAACACTTATACCCAAGCTGAACCCGGTAAAGATGCCATCAACAAAATGAATATGGCGGTCGGTGGTTACAGTAAAGGCAACTATCCGCCGATCAATCCATACGGCGTGGGTGAAATGCGTGGTTATGGAGCCGCAACTAAAGGCCGCAAGATTAGCGGGAAGATGGGTTAATGAACTACGCAACGCTCGTACAGACTATCAAGGCGTATGCCGAGAATGACTTCCCACAAGTCGTGGGGTCAGGCGGGCTTACGTCTACTGAGCAGATTGATACGTTTATTCAGCAGGCTGAAGAACGGATTTACAACACTGTTCAGATTCCGGCTATCCGTAAGAACGTAACTGGAACTACAACTTCCGGTAACAAATACTTGCAGGTTCCGAGCGATTGGCTGTCCACTTTTTCGCTGGCGGTGGTTTGTAACGGACCAACGACGTTACCAGACGGTAGGATTTTTGCTTCTGGTGATTACGTGTATCTGCTTAACAAAGATGTGAACTTCATCCGCGAAGCATATCCCAGTCAAACAGATACGGGTTTACCCATATATTACGCAGTCTTTGACTACAACTCTTTCATTCTTGGGCCTATGCCCAATGCTACGTACACGATGGAGTTGCATTACTTCTATTACCCAGAATCAATTGTAACGGCTAGTACAACATGGCTTGGAGATAACTTTGAGTCTGTTCTCCTGTACGGCAGTTTGCTTGAGGCCGCGTCTTTTATGAAATCTGACAAAGACGTGCTTGATAACTACACAGCCCGATATAACGAAGCCTTAGCACTTCTTAAACAGTTGGGCGATGCTAAAGATCGTCAAGATGCTTATCGTTCTGGTCAAGTGAGGTATCCAGTCAAATGATCAATATCCAAGCCCCAGTTTTATTGGGTAACGTACTTGTTCAAACAACCGAGGGTCGAGGAAATACCCCGGAAGAACTTGCTGATCGTATGGCAGACAAGATTGTGTATGTTGGGGGTAACTCTCACCCCGCTATTCGAGATCAAGCACTTGCATTTAAACAGGCCGTAAGGTCTGTTTGTTTGTTCTATTTGAAAGAAGCGGTAAATCAAGATAGGGCTACTATCGCTTTTCGGATGCAAGAAGCAGGTCACCCTGAATTAGTAACTATTTTGGAGAAATAAAATGGCATTTACTGGCAATTTCATGTGCACGAGCTTTAAGGTCGAACTTATGCAAGCCGTGCATAACTTTACGGCGGGCACTGGAGATACTTTTAAACTGGCCCTGTATGACAACAGCGCTTCTTTTACGGCGGCTACAACTGCTTATACGGCGACTAACGAAGTAGCTAACTCAGGAACGTATTCTGCAGGTGGTGGGACTTTAACAAACGTTACACCCACTTCTTCTGGCACTACAGCGTTTACTGATTTTGCTGATCTGTCATTTACTAGCGCTACGATTACTGCGTACGGGGCGATGATCTACAACGACACCCCTGTTGGCAACCCATCGGTGTGTATTTTAGATTTTGGTGGGGCTAAAACTTCTACTGCTGGTACTTTTACAATCATATTCCCAACAGCAGATGCGTCTAACGCAATTATTAGAATAGCGTAGGACTAAATGCCTCTTGTTTTAAAGGATAGGGTTAAAGTAACCAGCACTACTGTTGGTACTGGAACGTTTACGCTTGGAAGCGCAGAACCGGGGTATCAGGATTTTAGTGTTGTTGGTGATGGCAACACTACCTATTACACAATAAACAACTTATCTGCTAATCAGTGGGAAGTTGGTATCGGTACTTACACGGCTTCTGGAACAACCCTGTCAAGGGATACAGTTTTAGAATCAAGTTCTGGCGGAGCTAAGGTTGATTTTTCCGCTGGGAGTAAAGATGTATTTGTTACTTATCCTGCTGAGAAAAGCGTCAACATGGACGCTTCAAATAAAGTCAGCGGTTATAACATTGAAAATAGTCCTATTGGTGCTACCACCCCCGCAGCCGGTACGTTTACAACTGTCGGTGTTTCTGCGCCAACAACAAACGCCACCTTAACAAACTCTACTGGAATCAATGCTTGGGCCTATTCCGGTAAGAGCTTTTCTGTAAGCGCACAAGAAACATCGCCTATAGGGGTGTTTTTTAAGCCCGACGGCACAAAGATGTATGTGACCGGATCATCAGGTGATGATGTAAACGAATACACACTAGGCACTGCTTGGGATGTTTCAACCGCTTCATTTACAGCAGTATCAACAGGTATTACACAAGATACGGCTCCACAAGATTTATCATTTAAGGATGATGGTTTAACGCTATTTGTTCTTGGTGGAACTAATGACACGGTTTACCAATACGCTTTATCTGTTGCGTGGAACATTACAACCGCAACTTACGCATCCAAGTCTTTTAGCGTAACTACACAAGAAACAACTCCAACCGGAATGTGGATAAAACCGGATGGAACAACAATGTATATCGTTGGAACTGCGGCAGACGCTGTGTTTCAATACACATTATCAACGCCTTGGGACATTTCAACAGCATCCTACGCAAGCAAAACATATAGTTTTTCTGCTCAAGAAACAAGTGCTGGTGGAATTGCACTAAGCAATGACGGGACAAAAATGTGGATCACCGGACTAATTGGTGATGACATTTGGGAATACACACTTGGTACAGCTTGGGATATAAGCACGGCTACACCAGTCAATAATTTTTATGTTGGTTTTCAAGAGACTAACCCCGGCGGTATCTATGTAGACTCCACCGCAGCAAACCGTGTTTATATTGTTGGTACTACGAATGACACGGTTTATCAATACAACACTTCAACAAATTCTGTCACCGTAACTACTGACAAATTATTTGTTGATGGTGTCACTTCTATTAACGGAAACTTTGTTGCTGGTGCTAATGCGTATGTAGACGGTGCTATAACGGTTCAAGGAAGTTTAACGGCTGCAAGTACATTAAGCGTAACTTCAACTTTAACTGGATCTGCCGCAGTTACTTTTTCAACCACAACAAGCAACATATCAATTGGCACAAGCCAAACGACTGGAACCTTAACTCTTGGTGGCACATCCCAGACAGGCACAATTACAGTAGGCCAGTCCACAGGCGCACAGACCCTAAACCTTGGTACTGGCGCAACTACTAGCGGCACAACCAAGACAGTCAACATTGGAACTGCTGGTGTCTCTGGCTCGACAACCAACATTAACATTGGTTCTGCGGTATCTGGCGCAACAAGTAGAACAACAATAAACGGAATTATTATTGAAAGCATTAGTGCTGCTGTTAGTGCTGCCGGATCTACGCAAGGAACAGCAACAGCATTAGTATCCAGCATAAATAATGTAACCGTTGTAGCTGCTAGTGCAGATGGAGTTATATTGCCCACCGCTGTTGCTGGCATGAGACTGCTCATTAGAAATAGCGATTCAGCAGATACTCTTAAAATTTATCCGGCAACAGGAGCGCAGATAAACGCTCTTGGAAACAATGCTTCTTTTTCTTTGGCTGCTGGATCAACTACCGAAATTTTTGCAACAACAACAACCCAGTGGTATACCTTTTAATAAAACAAAAGGCAACTAATGTTTGGGTTTTTTCCATTTGCGTCTTCCACATTTTCAGATGATCAGGCAGATGGAAGAAATGTTGATGTTACTGGCGTAGTAGGTACGGGGGAACTTGGTACTGTAACCGTAACCGCAGGCGCCAATATCTCCATAACGGGGGTTGCAGCAACAGGAAGTATTGGAACCGTATCTATTATCGGTTCCTCAGTTGTAAATTTGGTTGGTGTTTCTGGTGCAACGCAACTAGCATCGGTCACTGTCCAAATAGATGTACCGGTAGATGTAACAGGTTTATCGGCTACTGGTGACGTAGGATCAGTCACTGTTTTACCGGCCATAGATGTATTTGTAACGGGGGTTTCTGGGTCCGGGGAGCTTGGAACTCCGAGTATTACCGGAGACGCCACGGTAGATTTAGTAGGCGTATTTGGAACTGCCGATGTTGGTGCGGTAATAGTAATACCGGGGGTTCCTGTACCGGTTACCGGGGTCTCAGCCACGGGTGTGCTGGGGACCGTAAATATAGTAGGAAATGCGGTTGTAAACGTTAATGGGGTGCAGGCGGTAGGGCAGATCGGGGGCGTTCTTATCTGGGAAATAATTAACGATAATCAAGCTGCAAACTGGGTTATCGTGAGGACGGCACCGTGAGCGACGTAAGTATTGCGTTAGGGGGGTTTGGAAGCCAAGGTTGGGGCGATGCCGCTTGGGGTGAGGGAAATGTATCGTTCGTAGCAACCGGCTCCGTCGGGTCTGTTTCTGTAATAGCGGGCACGCTGGTGCCGGTTACAGGGGTGGCGGCGCTAGGTCAGGTTGGCAGTGTATTTGTAGGGGAAGGGGTTGGAGTTTATGTCACGGGAGTAGGTTGCCTAGCTTCTATCACATCAGTTACTATTTGGATCAGTATTAATGATGATCAAACCCCAAGTTGGGTACAGGTAAATGACTCACAAGTCGGGCCTTGGACCGTGGTTAATGATGCTCAGTCCTCGAACTGGGCAGAAATTATTACGTAAGGAAATATATTATGACGATTAATTACACCACCTTACTTGGCCTTGCCCAGCCGGTCACGGGTACTGAATCGGGCACTTGGGGTACGGTGGTCAATGACGAGATCACGGCTCTAGTAGAAGAAGCAGTTGCCGGGGCGGAAACCATTGATGTAACCGCTGGAAACGTTACTTTAACCAGCACTTCTGGCGCAGCCAACCAAGCCCGAAACGCCATCCTGTTGGTAACCGGAACTCCCGGTACCAGTCGAAACATCATCGCCCCGTCATCCAGCAAAGTCTACATTGTCAAAAACAGTTCAGATGGCGACGTGGTTCTCAAAGGGTCGGCCACTACCGGAGTCACAATCCCAGTAAACGTAGAAGCGCTGTGCTTTTGGAATGGGTCTGACTTTGAGCTTGTAGGCATGACCGGCCCGGCATCCAGTACAGATAACGCCTTTGCTAGGTTTGACGGAACTACCGGAAAAGTTATCCAAAACTCTACCGGCGCAACACTAAGCGATACTGGCCTAGCCACTTTTACTGGCGGGGTCGATGTTAACGGGACATCCACTGGCGGCTCTTACCTGCGCTTATATGAAGACACCGACAACGGTACTAACTATGTTGGCCTGCAAGCCCCGTCTACCGTTGCATCTAATGTGACTTTCACCTTGCCAAGCGCAGATGGAACCAGCGGTCAGGTTTTACAAACAGACGGCTCCGGTGTGTTGTCGTTTACAACCCCGTCATCGGGTATTTCAACAGGTAAATCCATTGCAATGGCAATGATTTTTGGGTTTTGATTTAATGAAACAAATTACTCAAGAACAGCTAAAAGATATGTTTAATTACAGGGAGGATGGCGTTCTTTTAAGGAAGAAGGCTACTTCTGGAAATGGTAATTATGCTGGTCGACCTGTTGGGAATTTAAATTCAAAAAATCTAGGCCAGCGAAATGCTCGCTACGTTACAACCAAGATCCACGGGCAACATTGGTGCGTACACAAATTAATTTATTTGTATCATTATGGATATGTACCAGAACAGCTAGATCACATAAACGGGAATAGCCTAGATAATCGTATTGAAAATCTACGCCCCGCGTCGTCAGCAGAAAACATGAGCAATAGAAAAACTTTTGCTAATAATAAGTCTGGATGTAAAGGGGTTTCTTGGAACAAGCGTAGTAGTAAATGGCAGGTTTCCGTTGGTGTTAACAAAAAGCAAAAACACATTGGTTACTTTGACGATTTTGAACTTGCTAAATTAATAGCACTAGAAGCCCGTGATAAATACCACGGAAAATTTGCAAATCTTTTTTAAGAGGTAAAGCATGAATCCAAATATAGTCAACGTCACGACGATCTACGGTAATACGTCGAGTACGTCTTTAACGACAACCTCAGCAACATCTTTAGTTAGCAACGCTGCCGCAAGCGGGAAGGTCTTTAAGATCAACTCAATCGTCGTGGCTAACATAGATGGTACGACGGCTGCGGATATCACAATTAACGTTTACTCTGCTGCGGCTCTGGGTGGTACGGCGTACCCGATTGCTTCGACTATCTCAGTCCCTGCTGACGCCACACTGATTGTGACTGACAAGACAACATCATTTTACTTGCTTGAGAACCAGTCAATCGGTGCAACTGCTGGAACGGCTAGTGACTTGGTGGTCACGGCTTCGTGGGAAGAGATAAACTCGTAAAGGTTTGACATGCCAATCCACGGCTATCCCGGCAACATAATTACCGCCAATCCAACGGCGCCTACTGTAAGCGCGGCTTCTGGCGTTTGGACAACCGAGCAGCAGCTTCAGGCCGTAAGTCAAGGCAACTGGCCCGGGTACGAGTATCCAATCTCCCGCAGTCTGCGGTTTAACTCTGCGGATAGTGCGTATCTGAATAGGACGCCTGCGTCTGCTTCAAATCGTAAAACTTGGACTTGGAGTGGGTGGGTTAAGCGAAGCGGGTTGGCGTCTACTCAAACTATTTTTTCTGGTGGAGATGGTTCAAGTAATAATGATGCGTGGCTTCGTTTTGATAGTGGAGACACAATTAGTTTTCAAAACCTATCTGGTGGTTCATATACTGCACAAGTAACAACCTCGGCAGTATTTCGTGATCCTAGTTCTTGGTATCACATTATTTTGGCTATTGACACCACTCAGGCAACTGGAACAAATCGAGTAAAAATATATGTAAATAATGTGCAGCAGACTGTCACATTTACTACAACTCCGTCTCAAAACGCAGACATGAGCATTAACATTGCGGGTCTGCATACTATTGGTCGGTTAAATTATTCTGCGGTTCAATACCATAACGGCTACATGACCGAAGTCAACTTTATTGACGGTCAAGCCCTAACGCCATCCTCATTCGGACTAAACGACCCAGAGACAGGCATCTGGTCACCGAAGGCTTACACAGGCACATACGGCACTAACGGCTTCTACCTAAACTTCTCAGACAACTCCAACACCACCAGCACAACGCTTGGTAAGGACTACTCCGGCAACGGCAACAACTGGACACCTAACAACTTTTCGGTGACCGCCGGTGCTGGTAATGACAGCCTTGTAGATACGCCAACATCCTATGGTACGGATACAGGTGTCGGTGGTGAGGTGCGGGGAAACTACTGTACGCTGAACCCGCTACAGAATACTTCGGTCACTCTTTCTAACGGAAACCTCCAAGCAACTTATGCACCCGGATCTTGGGTATCGGCTCAAGCAACAATGCCCATACCTAAAACCGGCAAATGGAAGTACGAGGTCACTCCAACAACAATGACTTATGGTTTTCTTGCTATTGTAAAGCCATCTTCTGCGTTAACTGGAACCAGTTATAACAATACAAATAACTATGCTTGGTATTTAGACTCAGGAGAAATTCGGTATAGCGGAACTAATCTGGTAACAGTTACAGCGGCAAGTGCAAACGACATTTGTGAAGTACGAGTGGACAATGGAACTGTATCGTTCTATAGGAATGGAACACTTCAACACACCTTCACGCAATTACTGACGGACATTTCTGACGATTATTTCCCAGCGGTTTATATCCAGTCGGGAGCGGTTCATCAATATAATTTTGGTCAACGCCCATTTGCATACACCCCTTCTGGCTTTAAGGCATTGTGTACCCAGAACCTCCCAACGCCTACCATAGGTGCTACGAGTACGACACAGGCGAATGATTACTTTAATGCGGTGCTGTATACGGGTAATGGGTCTACGCAAAGCATAACAGGCGTAGGGTTCCAGCCTGATTTGGTTTGGTTAAAGTCGCGTAGTAATGCGTATGATCACATATTAACGGATGCTGTTCGTGGAGCAACAAAAGAGCTTAAATCAAATTCAACCGCAGCCGAAGGAACCGCAGCAAATGGATTGACTGCATTTAATTCAGACGGCTTTAGTGTTGGTTCAACACAGGATTACAACGCAAACCTCGCAACCTATGTCGCATGGAACTGGAACGCTGGCGGCTCTAACGCTACCAACACCAGCGGCACTATCACCAGCACAGTAAGAGCAAGCACCACGGCTGGGTTTTCGATTGTTACTGCTACTGCACCCGCCGCCGCTGCACAAGGAACCGTGGGTCACGGGCTTGGTGTTACGCCTAGTATGATTTTTCTTAAAACAAGGTCAACAACATATAACTGGTCTGTTTACCATGCCTCTGTATGCGACACAACTTCAAAATATTTAAGGCTTAACGATACAAGTGCATTGCTAACTTATTCAACCGTTTGGGGAGCAGCACTTCCAACATCATCAGTGTTTGGAATTACTGGTGACGGAGCAGCAGCACCCAGCGGAACTTTTGTAGCCTACTGCTTCGCCGCTGTCGCTGGTTACTCTGCCTTTGGGTCGTATACAGGCAACGGGTCAACGGATGGGCCGTTTGTTTACACAGGGTTTAGGCCGAGGTGGGTTTTGTTAAAGCGCACAGACAGCACTAGTAATTGGGTAATTCTTGATACATCTCGCAACACTTATAACGTGATGAACTCTACGCTGTGGTCAGACCTATCAAGCGCAGAAGGCACTTATACAATTATTGACGGGCTTTCTAACGGATTTAAACTTCGTGAATCTACAAACGGATATAACAACAGTAGTGCAACCTACATATACGCCGCCTTCGCAGAGTCACCCTTTAAGTACGCCTTAGCACGCTAGGACAGACATGGATTACCCCGGTAAAGTCATAACTAAGAATCAGGTAACTCCTACCCAGACCTCTGCCACTGGCGTATGGACGCTGGACGATGCCGCCTCAGCCGTTAAGAACAACAACTGGCCCGTGGCCGGTGTGCCAAACCCCATCAGCAAGTCGCTACGGTTTAATAGCGCGGATACTGCTTACTTGAACCGTACTTTAACAACGCCTACAGATGGTAAAAGGTGGACTTGGAGTGGTTGGATTAAACGTGGTATTTTGACTGCTGGAACAGGAACTGCACAGCAATTATTTTCTGCTGGTTCTGCTACTGCATTTTTTAGATTTAGCACGACAGACACTTTACTTTCTGGATGGACAGGTGCGGCAAACTTAGAAACCACACAAGTCTTTCGAGATCCAAGTTCTTGGTATCACATAATGTTGGTTGTTGATACCACTCAAGCCACTGCGTCCAATCGAGTCAAGTATTATGTTAATGGCTCTCAAATTACCGCATTTGCAACAACTGATTACCCAACACAAAATAGCACCACAACAATCAATTCTGCTGTTGCCCACAATATAGGAGCATACCAAAGTAACTCTCAATACTTTAATGGTTACATGACCGAGATCAATTTCATTGATGGTCAAGCATTAACGCCATCATCATTCGGCATGACCGACCCTGTAACGGGTGTATGGGAGCCGTTGAAGTATTCAGGCACATACGGCACAAACGGGTTCTATTTGAACTTTAAGGACGCCACCAGCACAACCACGCTTGGCTACGACTACTCCGGCAACTCAAATAACTGGACGACCAATAACTTCTCCGTAACAGCAGGTACGGGTAACGACTCTTTAACCGATGTGCCTACCCCTTGGATTGCATACAACACCACGGGCGATGTCGGTGGGGTGGTGCGGGGGAATTACGCTACGCTGAATCCGCTTGCTGCCCCAACTGGTTTTAGTATTACAGCATCAAATGGAAACCTTGATGTTGTTTTTGCTAATTCAACATACGCAAAATCAATAGGCTCAACTTTAGGATTATCTAGTGGTAAATGGTATTTTGAAGGAACTGTAAACTCTGGTGCTTCTGTATCATTTATTGGAATTGAACCGAGCAACACTACAATTTTTAGTGATACTGTTTCAGCGTCTAGGGTCATTGGATATTCATCAACCGGATATGGTTACTACTCAACTGGTGATAAACGAAACAATAATACTGACGCTGCTTACGGAAATTCATATACAACAGGAGATGTAATTGGCGTTGCTATTGATTTAGATAACGGAAAAATTTGGTTTTCCAAAAACAATACATGGCAAGCAAGCGGAGACCCGGCTGCCGGAACTAATCCCGCTTTTTCATCTATTTCGGCAGGCACATATATTCCAGGAGTTACTGCTTATAACTCGCAAGGCTGGACACTTAACTTTGGCCAACGCCCATTCGCCTACACACCACCCGCCGGGTTCAAATCGCTATGCACGACCAATCTGCCGACACCGACAATCGGGGCAACAAGTACGACACAGGCGGATGATTACTTTAACATTGTGCTTTGGTCCGGAAACAGCACCTCTGGAAGAGATATAACAGGCTACGGTTTTGCACCTGATTTTGCTTGGGTTAAAAATAGAACATTAGCAGGACGTAACCATCAATTATATGACACCGTTCGTGGAGCAAATAAAGGGCTTAGTTCAAACACAACTACTGCTGAAGACACATCAACCACAAACATTACCGCATTTATCAGCGATGGATTTACTGTTGGAAACGACAACAATGTAAACAGTACTGGCGATACATTTGTCGGTTGGGGCTGGAACGCCGGTGGGTCAAACGCTACTAACACATCAGGAACCATAACCAGCACGGTTCGGGCCAACACGACTGCTGGGTTTTCGGTGGTGACTTACACGGGTACGGGCGCGAATGCGACTGTTGGGCATGGACTTGGTGTTGCGCCGAGTATGATAATTTTTAGAAATAGGTCACCCGGAGATGACTGGGCTACATATCACGTTAGTATTGGTAACACAGGAGCAGTATTTCTTAACTTAACTAACGCCACGCAGACTTTGTCAACTTACTTTCAAGACACTTCCCCATCGTCTACGTTAATCACGCTCGGCTCTCAAAATCGTGTTAATTCGAATGGTAACGGCATGGTCGCCTACTGCTTCGCCGCCGTAGCCGGATATAGCGCATTTGGTTCCTATACTGGTAACGGCAGTTCAGACGGGCCGTTTGTTTACACGGGGTTTAGGCCGAGGTATGTGATGGTAAAAAGGACGGATGCTGCCGAAGGCTGGGAGATTATGGACACATCCAGAAACACATACAACGCAGTCAACAGTCTTTTAGAGGCAAACCTATCAAATGCTGAAGTTACAAGCACATCAAGAGATGCTGATTATTTGTCAAATGGATTTAAAGTTAGAAATACTTCTAACGCAATGAACGCTTCCAGCGGAACCTACATCTACGCCGCCTTCGCAGAGTCGCCTTTTAAATTTGCTTTAGCCCGATAACTTTTTAAGGAGTAATGATTATGTTTGCAGTAGTTCAAAACGGCGAGGTTCGCCAGATCATCCAGCCCAACGTGGCCTTCACCATCGGAGAGAAGCAGTACTCCGCACGGTTCATAGTCAACGCCACCGAGGCAGAGCGCAAAGCCGTGGGCGTTTACGAAATCATCTACGGTGAGCAAAAAGACCAGCGCTTCTACTGGGTAACCGGCCCCACCTACCGGGTCAACGAGGTCAACCAGACCGTTGAGGCAACCTTCAGCGCTACGGCAAAAGAACTTGAGGACAAGACCGAGACCCCCGAAGGTGCAACAGAACCTATCGTCACCAAAGGGCTAAAGTCCAACTTTATCGCCCAAGCCAAGGCCGCAGCTAACTCAGCATTGGCCCAGACCGACTGGATGGTGATCCGGAAAGTTGAAAGAAACATCGACATCCCGGCTGATGTAGCCACCGCACGGGCTAAGATCATCGCCGACTGCGCTGCAAAAGAGGCAGCGATTACTGCCTGCACGACGGTTGAAGAACTGATGGCTGCTGTAAACGGATGACATGGGCTTTTGGGCATTGACTTTCATGTTTTTACTGCTACCTTGGATTTGGTTATTTTAGGGACAGGGGAATGAATCTTGAGCCAATTGCCAGATCCAA